TTTGGAGTTTTTATGGCTACTTTTAGATGTTTACAGTCTGGTACTGAAGTCACTTTTACCTATCAGTATGATATTGATAGCATGAAAAATCATCAAGGATACGTCCTTGTTGAGGAAACTCCAAAGGAAGACAAACCCAAGTTGGGCAGGCCCAAAAAAGAGGTTTCAAATGTCAGAGATTGACCCAAGAGAATTTGGCAAGTTGGAAGCTCAAGTTGAGGCTTTACAGGTAGAAGTTCAAGCACTTCGCCAAGATATTAAAACGCTTTTAGAAATGGCAAACAAATCTAAAGGTGGCTTTTTCGTTGGAATGGCTATCGCCTCTGTTATTGGCGGTTTCATTTCTTTTGTTGCAACCAAGCTAGTTCGATAGGAAAAACCATGTACGGCAAAACACCAAAAATGTCTGATTCAAAGAGTACCAAAAAAGATACCAAAAAAGGTATGCCTCTTACTGTAATGATTGCTATTGGTAAGTCAAGGCCAATGCCTACTCGTGGTGGTCGCACAGCTACCAATATGATGAAAAAGTCTGGACGAGGTAAATAATGCCATTAGCTTCTCCAATTACTCTTTTGAGTGCTGTTACTGCAACTGGTGCATCAACCGCAGTTCAAGTCGACCCTGGTCAACCCGCATTTCTACAAGTCTCAGGCATCACAAGTGCTACTGTTGCTTTGCAAGGAAGTCTTGACGGGGTAACATATTCAACGATTGGCACAGCCTTGACTGGTGATGGCATTGTTACTGTGGCAAATGCGCCTAAGTATCTAAGAGCCAATTGCACAGTCTATGTGACTGGAACAATCACAGCAAAGGTTTTGTACTGATATGAAAAAGACCAAAGCTCAAACTAAGATTAGCAAGGTTATGAAAGAGTATGGTGCGGGTATGTTGCACTCTGGCTCTAAGAAAGGCCCTGCCGTAACTTCTAAGAAACAAGCCATTGCCATTGCCTTATCAGAGGCGGGTATGAGCAAGCCTATGAAGAAGAAGAAATGAAACAAGGTCTCTACGCTAATATCAATGCCAAACAAGAACGCATCAAAGCGGGTTCTAAGGAAAAGATGCGTAAAGTTGGCTCTAAAGGTGCTCCTACTGAGGCGGCATTTAAGGCTGCGGCTAAGACCGCAAAGAAGAAATGAAATCTCCTGCTTGGCAAAGAAAAGAAGGTAAATCTGCGTCAGGGGGCTTGAATGCCAAAGGAAGAGCATCGTATAATGCAGAAACGGGTGGGAATCTAAAACCACCAGTCAAGTCGGGAGATAACCCTCGTAGGGCATCCTTTCTAGCACGAATGGGCGGCAATTCTGGCCCTGAGATGAAAGATGGAAAGCCTACCCGACTTTTACTTTCTCTTAGAGCTTGGGGCGCAACGTCCAAGGAAGACGCTAAAGCCAAGGCTAAAGCGATCTCTAAGAGGAACAAATGAGACCAGTATCTATCAGTAAGAATTTAACTGCTAATACAGCTACTACGCTGTATACAGTGCCTACTGGATACTATGCAAGGTGCGTCTTAATTCACGTTTGTAACACAGCTCCAAGCAAACACATTTCATTTAGTTGGTATGACGCAAGTGCTGCTACATCAACTTTAATTGTTAGCGAACAAGTTTTATCAGCAAGAACTACATTAACGCTTATTTCAGACACACAATATTTTGTGATGGAGGAAGGCGATTATATAACTGCTACTTCTGAAGCGGGAGCAACAATGTCTGTACTTGCAACATTTGAAATTGAAGGGTCACAGAGAACATGACTTACTTAGAACTTGTTAACGATGTGCTAGTTCGCTTGCGTGAAAGCACAGTCTCTACTGTTGGTGAAACAACCTATTCTTCTTTGATTGGAAAGTTTGTCAATGATGCCAAGCGTCAGATTGAAGATTCCTTTAATTGGAATGTTCTGAGCACTACAGTGACTATCACAACTGTTGCGAATACACACGCTTATTCAATGACGGGTGCAGGTCAAAAGTTCCAAGTTAATGATGCTATTAACTCTACAAGTTTTATTGGTTTAAAAAATATCAGTTTTGTGGACATGAACCGCAAACTGAACTTTGGCACTCCATCAACAGGCATACCTTCTGAGTTTACTTTTGATGGTGTTGACTCTAGTGGAGACACTAAAGTAGAGTTATTTCCAATTCCTAATGGGGTCTATACAGTCATGTTTGATTTGGCTGTACCACAAGCAACACTCTCATCAGATGCTACATCTGTGAAAGTTTTAGATTATTTGGTTGCTCAAAGTGCTTATGCAAGGGCTTTGATTGAGCGTGGCGAGGATGGGGGAACTGCCTCTTCCGAAGCCTATGCTTTATTCAGGGGAATGCTCTCAGATGCCATTGCACTTGAAGGCACTCGCTATGTAGAAAACAACTTTGAACCCGTGTAATGTCTAAACCTTTACAAAGTTACAGTCTTTCAGCACCAGGCTTTTATGGCCTGAATACTGAAGAATCCCCACTTGATTTGGGTATTGGCTTTGCTTTGGTTGCGACTAACTGCATCTTGGATCAGTATGGTCGTATTGGTGCTAGAAAAGGTTGGTCAAGGGTTAACTCATCTTCTGGCGATTTAGGTGCTAATGACGTTGGTGTTATCCATGAATTAGTCCAGACTGATGGGACTTTGACAGTTCTGTTCGCAGGAAATAACAAGATATTCAAACTCAATAGCTCAAATGCGGTGACTGAGTTGACCTATGGTGGTGGCGGAACTGCTCCCACTATTACTGCTTCTAATTGGCAATGTGCTTCTTTAAATGGCATTGCATATTTCTTCCAAAGTGGTCACGATCCATTGATTTATGACCCCGCTATAAGTACATCTACTTATCGCAGAGTCTCTGAGAAAACTGGTTATGTTGCTACAGTTCCACAAGCAAACATCTGTTTATCAGCGTTTGGTCGCCTTTGGGTGGCTAATACTTCTACAGATAAAGTAACAGTTAGCTTCTCTGACCTAATTGCGGGTCATGTATGGGGTGGTGGTACTTCAGGCTCATTAGATGTTTCTCGTGTATGGCCTAATGGTGCTGACGAAGTTATGGGCTTGGCAGCGCACAATGACTTCTTGTTTATCTTTGGTAAACGACAGATTCTTGTCTACTCTGGTGCTTCTACACCCGCAACTATCGTTCTAAGCGACACAGTGGGTTCTATTGGTTGTATAGCAAGAGATACAATTCAAAGCGTTGGCTCTGATGTGATTTTCTTGTCAGATTCAGGTGTTCGCTCACTGATGAGGACTATTCAAGAGAAGTCTGCCCCCCTGAGAGACTTGTCTAAGAATGTGCGTTTTGACCTAAATTCATCTTTGGCAAGCGAAACATTGGCTAATTTGAAGTCTGTTTACTCAGAAAAAGAAGCCTTTTATTTGCTTGTTTTACCCGCTACTTTTCAAGTTTATTGCTTTGATACTAAGCAATCTTTGCAAGATGGTGCTTCCCGTGTAACCAAGTGGGATTCTATTGCGCCAACATCCTTGCGTTCTTTGCGTAATGGTGACTTGTACATTGGTAAAAATGGCTATATTGGTAAATACAGTGGCTATTTAGACGATACTTTAACGTATCGATTTGCGTACTACACAAACAATGCTGACTTAGGAAATCCTAATCAAATTTCTGTTTTAAAAACGATTTCAGCCATTGTGATTGGTGGATCAAACCAGTATTTATCAATCAAGTGGGGCTTTGACTATTCTGGTGCTTATCAGGCGCAGAATATTTATATTCCTAGTCAAACCAGTTACGAATATGGAACTGCTGAGTATGGAATTGCAGAATACACAAGTGGTGTACCAATTAAAACATTAAGAGCAAATGCTTCAGGTGCGGGAAAGATTGTCCAAACTGGATATGAAACTACAATTAACAATGTTTCGTTTTCTATTCAAAAGATTGAAATTCAAGCCAAAGATGGCAAATTAGGCTAAGAGGTAAACCATGAGTAATTACACTAAGACCACAAACTTTGCAACCAAAGATAATTTAAGTCCAGGCAATCCTTTAAAGATTGTCAAAGGTACTGAGATTGATACTGAGTTCAACAATATTGCCACTGCTGTTGCAACAAAGACAGATAACTCTGCTGCCGCAATTACTGGCGGTACGATTACTGGCATCACCGATCTAGCTGTTGCTGATGGCGGTACTGGTGCTTCTACAGCCGCAGGTGCGTTAAATAACCTATTGCCTAGCCAAACATCTGCCGCTAACAAATATCTGCAAAGCGATGGAACTAATGCTTCATGGGATGCAGTAAGTCTTTCTACTGCTGACATCACAGGAACTCTTGCAGTAGCTAATGGTGGTACTGGTGTAACTTCATCTACTGGTACTGGTTCAGTAGTGTTGTCAAACTCGCCAACATTGGTGACTCCCGCATTGGGAACTCCCGCTTCTGGTACGGCAACTAACCTTACAGGTCTTCCGATCTCAACTGGCGTAAGTGGTTTGGGTACTGGCGTTGCAACTCTTTTGGCAACACCCTCTAGTGCCAATTTAGCTTCTGCGATTACTGATGAAACTGGTTCTGGCGCATTGGTATTTGCCACAAGCCCAACTCTAGTCACTCCAGTTCTAGGAACACCCGCTAGTGGCACTTTAACCAATGCTACTGGTCTGCCTATCAGCACAGGCGTTTCAGGTCTTGGAACAGGCGTAGCAACCTTTCTAGCGACTCCATCAAGTGCCAATCTAATCTCTGCTGTAACAGATGAAACTGGCACAGGTTCGTTAGTTTTTGCAACAAGCCCAACATTGGTGACACCTGCTTTGGGTACTCCAAGCGCATTGGTTGGAACAAATATTACGGGTACTGCCTCTGGTTTGACAGCGGGTAACGTCACTACAAATGCCAACTTAACGGGTGCTATTACCTCTACTGGTAATGCAACCTCTCTTGGTTCATTTAGTTCTGCCAACCTTTTGGGTGCTTTGACTGATGAAACAGGAACAGGATCAGCAGTATTTGCTACATCACCTACTTTGGTGACTCCTATTTTAGGTACGCCAACAAGTGCAACATTGACTAATGCAACTGGTTTGCCATTGACTACTGGCGTAACAGGAACACTTCCTGTTGCTAATGGTGGAACAGGAACAGCAACTCCTAGCATTGTTGCGGGTACAAACGTAACTGTTACTGGCACATGGCCTAATCAAACCATTGCGGCATCTGCTAGTGGCGGTTCACCAGGCGGCTCTACCACTCAAGTTCAATACAACAATGCAGGTGCATTTGGTGGCATTACTGGTGCTACAACTAACGGCACATCATTAACTCTTGTTGCTCCTGTCTTGGGAACTCCTGCAAGTGGTGTGGTAACAAACTTAACAGGCACAGCAAGTATAAATATCAATGGAACTGTGGGTGCTACTACAGCAAACACAGGCGCATTTACTTCACTTACAGCATCTACAACTCTTGGAGTAACGGGTGTCGCAACATTCTCTGCTGGAACTGCGGCACTTCCCGCTATCACTACAACTGGAGATACGAATACAGGCATATTCTTCCCTGCGGCTGACACCATTGCTTTTAGTGAAGGTGGTGCGGAGGCTATGAGGATTGACTCCTCAGGCCGTCTAGGATTGGGAGTTACTCCTACTGGTTCTTGGAATTTTCAAGTTACGTCAAGTAGTGGCGCAAGTCGTATTCGCTTACAAAATTCTTCTACTGGTTCTGCTGATGCTGATGGTGGTGGAATTCAAATGGAAGGCACTACTCTAGTTTTGCAAAACAGCGAAAATGGCCCTTGTACTTTTGAAATCAATGGTTCAGAACGAGCCAGAATAGACACTAGCGGTAACTTCGGTATTGGTACAAGTTCGCCTAGTAACAAACTTGACGTTCAAGGTACTGTTGTAAGTACAAATGTAGCAAGGATTAAGCCCCTTGTTGGCTCAAATGACCCAACTGTAATTCTTGATATTCAAGGAGGTAATAGTTCTAGTCTTATTAAGTTTACAAATGGTGGCGGCATCACATTCCCTGCAACACAAGTAGCATCTACAGACGCTAATACGCTAGATGACTATGAGGAAGGTACTTGGACACCTACTGTGGAAGGAACAGGAAGTAACCCAACAGTAACTTACAACGTTAGAGTTGCTACTTATGTAAAAATTGGAAAAACTGTATTTGTTTATTTCTCTTTAGGTACAGGTACACAAACTGGCGGCACTGGGAATTTACTAATAGGTGGATTGCCATTTACTGCTTCTGGTTCAACATCTTATATAAATCCTATTTATGAAACTTCTAGAGGAATGGCTACTGGTAGAACTATGATTGCCACATACATTGATGGAGGCGGTACTAAGCTGAATTTACTTTATTACGGAGGTACTAGTTCAGGCACAGATACTCTTGCAACATCGGGACTAATAAATATGTATGGAATTATATTTTATCCAGCCTCATAACTAAGTTGGATTACTTAGTCAGACACTAACTTTAAAGGAAAATCATGTCACTTACTAAAACCACAACTGTTGACCAAATTACTGTTGAAGAAAACGGCACAATCTTGTATCGTGAAGCAACAAAAATTCTTGAAGATAATGTTGAAATCAGCAAGAAGTTTCATCGTTCAAGCCTTACCCCCGCACAAGACCTGACAGGCGTTCCCGCCAATGTTGTTGCTATCTGCAATACAGTCTGGACAACAGAGTGCGTTGCGGCTTATCAGGCGGCACAGGCTGCGGCTGAAGCGGCTCGTAACGCATAAAGGAAAATATCATGGCTGTAACAAGCGAACAAATTTTAGGGTTTCTTAACGCAAATCCTGGCATAAGCGATGCCGAAATTGTTGCGGCTATGGAGCAATATGGCGTATCTCCTGCTCAAATGGCTAGTGCTGTTGGAGTATCAGAGGGAGAGGTTGCGGCTCGTGTGGCGGCTACTGTCCCTCAAGGACAATCAGTAACCCTTGGTGACACAATTGTTCAACCTAACTATCAAGTTATCGGTTCTGGTGAAGATCAGCAGATTGGTGGCATTGAGAATGTCTATACCTATAAAGTTGGTGAAAATAAAGTTGGCGGTGGATATAACCAATATAACCCTGATGGAACTCTTCAGCGTACTGGTGCTCAACAAGAAGTTAATGCTAATAAAGACTTCCTAAAGTTTGCTCTTGGTGGTGCGGCTTTGTTTGGTGGACTAGGTGGTGGTTTTGAAAGTCTATTTGGTGGTGGTACTGGCGCAGGATCAGCATTTGAGGCTTTAAATGCAGGTGCGGGAGCAGGTGCAGATTACCTTGGTGGCTCTTTAGCCAATGTTGGTGCGGCAGGGACTATCGGCAATACTGGATTGACCTTATCTGAGTTAACGCAACTCGATATGTCTCTTGGTGGTGCTGGTGGTACTTTGGGTGCTTTGACACTTGCTGAACAATTAGGTGGTTTGGCAGCAGGTACTTTGACTGGAAGTTTGCTTACGGCAGGACCAGCAACAACTGCGGCTAATTTAGTGGGAGGCGCTGCGGCTACATCTTTGTTAGGTGGCGGTGGGGCGGCAACAACATTGGGTGGCGCTGCAACAAATCTTGGCGGTGCGGCTTCTACATTGCTTAAAGGTGCAGGTTCAAGCGTAGTTAATTCTTTATTAGGCGGTGCTGGTAGTGCGGTTGTTAATAATTTGGTAGGCGGAACAAAAACCAATGTTGGTAATTTACTTACAAGTGGTTTAACAACTGCTGGTGGTTTACTGCAACAACAAACATCCAAAGAAGCGGCTCAAAGAGCGCAAGCAATGATTGACAGAGAGACTACTCTTGCTAAACAATCTGCTGCATTTAGACCTGTTGGCATGACTACTCGATTTGGTACTTCTCAGTTCCAAGTTGATCCTTTAACTGGTCAATTGACAAGCGCAGGATATACATTAAGTCCTGAAGCTAAATACGCTCAAGATAAGTTAGTTAATCAAGCTAATTTAGGTCTTCAACAGATTGAACAAGCTCAAGGTCAATTTGCTCCTTTACAAACAGGCGCACAAAATCTATTTGGTTTGGGTAATAAATACATTGCTCAATCTCCAGAAGATGTTGCTAAGAACTATCTTTCCTCACAAATGGCCTTGCTACAGCCTGGTCGTGAGTTAGAACTTGCTAATCTGCAAAACAGACTTCAACAACAAGGCCGTGGCGGTTTAGCGGTTGCTCAAGGTGGTGCTTTGGGTGCTACAACCCCTGAACTACAGGCTTTGTTTAATGCTAGAGCGCAACAAGAGGCTCAATTGGCGGCTAATGCTCAACAAGCGGGTCAACAACAGGTTGCCTTTGGTGCAGGATTGCTTGGTACTGGCGCACAAACTATGGGTCAATACTATGCGGGTCAGCAACAAGCCTATGCCCCTTACACAACTGCTTTGGGACAAGTACAGAATTTAGAGCAATTAGCTCAACAACCACTTCAAATGGGTGCATCTCTTGGTCAACAAGCGGCTACAGCAGGAACAAATGTAGGCAAACTAGGCTTATCAGGTGCTGAATTAAGCACTCGTTTGGCAACAGGTCAAGCCGCTACGAACAATCCTTATGCTAGTTTGTTGTCTGGTTTAGGTGGTTCTAACGCATTTGGTCAAGCATTGGGTGGATTATTTGGTAGTCAACCCGCAACAAGTGGCTTCAGTTATGGTCAATATGGAACTGGCGTAGACCCATCGACAGGCGAATACTTCGGTTCGCTTTACTTCTAAGGATTTATCATGGCAGAAAATATTGTAGCGGGTCTGTTCGGAATGAATCCGCAAACGTATGGTGAGCAACAGCGTGTTGGTGCTTTAAATGAAGGTATTACCCTTGCTCAACTAGACCCTGCGGCTCGTGGTGCGGCATTGACCTATGCGGGTGCTAAGGGTCTTGGTGGTGCTATCGGTGGTGCTTTTGGAGTAGAAGACCCTCAGTTAAAGCTAATCAGCACTAGGAATACCATTGCCCAACAGATAGACCAAACCAATCCTGAGTCTATCTTGAAAGGTGCTCAGATGTTGGCACAAGCGGGTGACCAACAAGGTGCTATGGCTCTTGCGGATTACTATCGAAACGCACAAGGTCAGATGGCTCAAACACAACAGCGTTTGGCGGCAGGTACAGCATCTTTGGCACAGGCTGCTCGTGAGCGTATTCAAGGAGTTGATAAGGATATTCAGATTGCCAATGAACTTTCTACTATACAAGATACACTTGACCAACTTAAAGATCAACCATCATCACCAGAGCGTGATCGTGCAATGAATTTGTTGACAACTCGTTTTACAGAACTTCAACGATTAACAAGCAAAGAGAAAGCAGATCAAAAAATCAATTATGGCCCTGCCGCTGAGATAGCATCTTTAGGCGAATTTGGCAAACCATTTTCTCAATTAACTAAACCAGAGGCAAAAGTAATTGATACTTTATTAGAATCTCGTGGTTTAAGTAGAGCTTCTGCAGGAGCGGCTCAGACAAATGTAAATGCTTATGTCCCTGCCAGTGTTGAAGCACAAAAACAATTTATACAAGATGTTTCCAAAGAACGTGCAGGTCTTCGTAATGCGCCTGATGCACTTAAAAATATTGAAGCCGCAAAGAAACTTATACCAACGGCAAGCACCTTTATGGGCAAAGGTGGCGAACCTATGCTTGCTGCGGCTAGCTTTTTAAATAATCGACTTGGATTAGGTATTAGCACACAAGGTGTAACTGATGCTACAGTTCTTCGGACTAGATTATTTGAGGGAATTCTTGATAACCTTAAGAAATTGGATTCTCAACCTTCTCAAGAACAACAGCGTGTGTTGAGTGAAGCATTGGGTAATTTAGGAACAGACCCTGCCGCATTAGATCAAATTCTTGATCGTATGTATGAAACTGTTACAAATCGTGTTGATCGTTACAACACTGATGTAACTGAGTCAGAAGCAAGGGGCATTAAATTTCCATTTAAGCCACAAATAACTTTGCCGCAAAGACCTCGTGTTGCTGGCAGTGCCGCAAGTCAAATACCGACACAATCTTCAGTGCCAACAGCTTCTCAAAAGCCTATATATGCCACAAACCCAACTACGAAAGAACGCATTATGAGTATTGATGGTGGTATTAACTGGACATCTGCGAGGTAATAAAAATGGCACTTCCACAAGGTTTTGTATTAGAAGAGCAACCAACACAAGGAATGTCTCTTCCTAGTGGTTTTCAAATAGAAGCAGAAGAGCAGGTTATTGCCAAACCAAAAACTGAAGGTGGTTTGGCTAAATTGCTTCAATCTGCAATATCTCTTGGTCGATCTACTGCTTCTCTTGCTGACGTAACAGTTGGTGGAGTATTACCTGCTGCGGCACAAATGGTTGGATATCCTTTGGCACGTTTAGGACGTTCTCCTGAAGAAGCACAAGCCGCTACACAAAGATTGGTATCTGCTATTGATAAGCCATTTGGAAAGATGGCGGGCGTTACTGAGACTCCAGAATATCAGGGTGAGGCTGGTCGTCAACTAATGGACTTTATTGGAGAAAACTTCCAAAAAGGTGCTAAGTTCATTGCTGAAAAAACAGGTCTTCCAGTATCTGATGTAGAAAACTATATGGGAACATTGAGTTTAGCCGCCCCCGCTGTTGCTAAACCTGCCGCTAGAACAATACAAGAGTTAGCCGTACCCGCAATAGAAAAGGCTGTTATTGGTGCAAAGATGCCTTTTGAGCCAATGATGCAAGCCAAACGTGAAAGAATGTCTTTAGAAGACTACGCTCGTGGGCCTCAAATTGATGCCGCTATAGAGGCTCAACGTCTTGGTATTGCTTTAAGTCCAGAGCAAATTCAACCAACATTAGTCCCTAAAACCTTATCTGCCATTGCGGGTCAACGTGGTACTGATGCTATTGCTAATGCAAACAAAAATCAAATACGCAAAATTGCGATAAATGAGTTGGGTTTGCCAGAAACTACACAATTTGATAGCAAAGCACCATTTAATGAAGCAAGAATGCGTGTTGCAGAGCCATACAGTCAAGTAAAAAAACTGCCAACGATGGTGGCTGATGATAATTTAATCTCTTCTCTTAATAATTTAAGGCCAGATCAGGCGGTAATTGGTGCTAATCAAAAAGCAAAATCAATAAACGCAATTATTGATGACGCAATAAGCAAAACAAGTGCTGGATTAGATGGCGCTCAAATTCTTAAAAATGTTCAAACACTTCGTCAAGAGGCAAAGAAAACATACAATAATAAAAGTGCTGATTTGCAGGCTCTTGATCTTGCCGACACACGATTGGCAATTGCTAATTCTTTGGAAACAATGATTGAATCTAACATTTTCAATCCTAAATTGTTATCTGATTTTAGACAAGCCCGTCAAAAGATGGCTAAGACTTATGCTTATGAAGGTGCAACTGACTTCAATACAGGCATGATTGATGTTAATAAACTAAGTCGTATTACCTCCAAAGATAATGCGATGACTGGTGATATTGCGGCTCTTGGTAAAATTGCTGGCAACTTTCCTGACGCATTTACTACTAAAGCAACAGAGTCTATTTTAAGTGCGCCTCGAATTACTCGATCTGGTATTGGTGGCACAGCAGGTGCTACTCTTGGCTATCAACTAGGCGGTGTAACTGGCTCTGTTCTTGGTACTGCTGCGGGTGTACTTGCGGGCGAAGGTGCGGGTATGCTTGCGTCTAACATCATGTCATCTCCTAAATATCAAGCGGGATTAACTTTGCGTGATGCCCGTATCCCTGTTAGCCAAATAGCAACAGCGGCTCAACCTATTCCTCAGAGTCAAGCAATTGTCCCTTATCAAGCTCCTGTAGAGGTTTTGATGCCTGGTCAAGGCCCATATCAACCTAATTTTGTTATTCAGCCAAACCAGTATGGCCCTCGTGTTGAAACACCTGGCTTTGCACCTGCGCCACCACAACTCACCGCACCTAGTGGACAAGGTACTATTTCTGGTTTACGGGCAGAAGATGTTCGCAGAGCAGGAATGTCTCGCACTCTTGGTCAACAAGCAGAGACACAACAAGCGGCAGCAGAGGCGGCTTCTCGTCAAACAACTCGTGGTGCTGTGGAACTTCAAATAAACCCATTAACAGGTGTTCCAGAGGTTTCTACTGGTGTTCGTGGTGCTACGCCATCTACATTCCAAGACTTTGGAACATCTTTACAGTCTGCAACAGATAAAGCCGCTTTAGGTCGCACATTTGATTTTACTGCCGCTGAAAAGGTTGCGTTTGACAAAACCCGTATTGATTTGGCTGAAGTAGTTCCAGGCATGAAATCATTGTCAGACAAGACTATTGCAACACGAATCCAAGACCGAGAGTGGGTGCAAGATGCAATTACAAAAGCTAGGGACAAAGCTGTTGCTTTTGAACAAATTGCGGCTCGTGCAAAGACTAGAGATGCACAACAGCAAGCCATTGCCAACAGGGAGAGAATGTTAGACCTTGCTGAACAAATGGAAAATTCATTGCGGGTGGCAAGACCTGATCTAAGTGGAAAGACACAAGGGCCAAAGACTCGTGCCGCTTTTCGTGAAGGCTTGTTAACAAACCCACAACCGCCATTCAAGATGGAAATTCGTGGGACTAACAAACTTTTGTCAGGCGATTAAATGAGAGACTTTGCCGAAGCATTTGTTGCGGCAGTCTGTATCACTTGCTTTGTTGTCTTTTGTAGTTACATCATTCTTTGGGCGTATCCGTGAAATGGCTAGTAGCACTTGTTTTAACTTTATCGCTTCAATCTACAGGACAAGACCTCTGTAGCGTAAGAGAGTTTTATGCAATAGCTTACACAATACACAACCCTAGTGAACGTCATCAGCAAATGTCTATATGGCTTACAAATCATCAGAAATTATGCAAAAGTTCCGACTTTGTAGTAATTTGGAATAATCTGAGTGAATGGGCTGGTGCGGCTGATGGTGCAGAGTTAAGACATAAGGTTATTCAAGGATACAAGACAGCACTTGAGAGGGAGAAGAAATGATAGACACAATCAAATTGTTCCCTACTGTTCAGCCCTCTGGTTATCCAGATAGACATGACCTTGCTCAAGTTAAGTTAGAGAAACAGCATGAAATGAACAAGGTAAATGAGTTAGCCAAGCAGAAACAGAGTCAATTACAAGACTTAGAGTTTGAGATTTACACTAAAAAAGTAGTTCAAGAGCGACTTCGCATGGAGATATTCACTAACCGCAAATTAGATATTTATGTTTAGGAGTTTCAAATGGAAGATACAAAGGGAAAACTTACATTTGCTGTAACTTTAATGGTGTCTGCAACACTCTGTTTGTCTGTACTGGCAATGGTTGGTGCTTTTGTACTCGGTTTATGGGCTAAAGAAGTTGATAATGCCGAAATCTTCAAGCTGATTAGCCCTGCATTTCAGACCATTATTGGTGGATTTATTGGGTTATTGGCGGGTGTAAAACTATCTCACGATGATGATAAACATTGTAAAAGGGGCGACTAATGCTTGATATTCTTTCTGGTGGACTATTAGGTTCAATCTTTGGTGGCATCTTCAGGATGGCTCCAGAAGTTCTT